CCCTCCATCTCCCGAAGTTGCCCCCGAATTTTAACGGGGTGGCGAACAACGGGATGCAGTTCAATTTCGCTATCGCTCATGACTGATCCTTTCCGTTCGCAGGAGAAAACTCCCGATAGTAAATCTCTCCTGTAACGGGGTTTTCGAGGTTCACCGAAAATCTGCCATCGCTGCACTCCTCCGTCTCGATCTCATTTCCCGCCGCACGTTCAAAAAAGAGTTCCCGATTACAGTCGCATGAGTAGTTGTTCTCTTCCCAATTGAACACAGACGGAAACCCCTCACCATCGGCTAGAATTTCGTGCGTCTCGTATTGGCGAATCTCTCCTGTTTCATTCTTTCGGATATGCGCGATAGCGCGAACCCAACTCCCCCCTTTAATCGGGTGGCTTTTCTTCTCAATCGTTTCCCATTTCATAACTCAAAATCTGCGAACAATCTTTCATGCACAGTGTGGAATGCATCCTCGCTCGTAGTTAGTGGCTGTAATTAAAATCCAATCTCCATGGTTTGTTTCCCCGTCTTTTCTGGCTTTAACTATGCTTGGGTTATTTATGTATTCATTTAGTGTCCTTCCGTCTTTCACTCTCATGACTCCATCAGTCCCACATTTTAGATTGTAGTTATCCACAAAGCCAAACGAGCCTATCTTTAATCCCTCCGAAGCATCCGGCAGCTTGCCGTCTAATAGTTGTTTTTCTGTATTGCTCATTATTTGTTTTTTTATTTGCTTTCGCAGTGGCGATTGATCCATTTGGTCAGTGCCTTGCTCTGGCTTGTGCTGTTCGCTTTGCAGTAAGCATTGAATCTGTCAATGTCAGACGGCAAAAGCGGAATCGTAACTGACTTTTTTTTGATCTTCAACGGCTTGCGCCCTGCTCCGGGACGCGCGCCGCCGTGTTGTTTTGCTTTCATGCTCATGATGTTAGTTTTTTGTTGATTTGTTGCAAGTGCTTTTTGCTTTTATTTCCTGCGCCTTTTTTATGCCCTCGCTGAAATATGCCGATACACTCGACATTCTTTTGATTGCTTCCATTCGCATGGCCTTGGCTCGTCTTTCATAGCGTTCAGCCTCTGCAAGCTCGTATGCTGACAGGTCTAATTGTTTTAATGCTTCGTATGCGTTCATTTGTTGTTGTTGGTTGAAATTGTTTAAACTCCGCACATGCCCTCGCATTCTGCTTGGAAATCCCACACCTGCTGTCCCTTGTCCTCGTCGTTGTCAAAGTCGATCTCGTCCAGTGGTTTGCATGAGTTGTGCAAGTAGACTTCCATTTGCGTAAACTTGTCAAACGTGCTTACCTGCTTTCTTAGCTCATGATCAAAATCGACTGCTTTCTGGAAATGCACAGGATCTTCATCACGTAACCTGCGCCATTCAGTATCAGAGTGAAACGGGCAGTAATAACAAGCCGAGCGCGGCGGTATTGGGTGTCCGTTATTAATCATCCATTTAATGCACTCAATGCGGTTGATCTTGGTTTCTAGCAACGGCCATCTGTGTTGAGCCCACTTTACCCGCGATTTTTTTGCTCGCTGTATCTCATCCCACGAAATGCCAATCCAGATAGTCACAGAGTTATGTTGCTGGCCTCGCTTAATGTTGCAAGCTTCGCGAAGCATTTTTCTAATCGGAAGGATTTTGTAATCTTCTGTGCATGATCTGCCAATTGCACCCCGTTTTTCACCGTCTGGCGTAATGCCAAACATCGGGATCAACTTCTTGATGTAGGTTTCACCCTCTGGTTTTTTGCCCTTACCTTGAGACACACGCACTTTTAATTGTTCTGCCGTCAGATCGCCTTTTTTCACAACGTGAACAGGGTACGGGTGCGGAGAGCGTTTTATTAACTCTTTAAGCGTCTCTAGCCACTCGTAAACCTCGGTTGGCTCTGCTCCTGTGTCGGCAAATACAGCGAAGTCTGGCGCGGGCGTGATCTCTCCGTGTGCCGCCATTAGTGCAAGCGCAGATGATTGCACCCCAGCACCTAGGCTCAATACGTTGTATTCTGTTTCTTCTGGTTTTTTAAATATGTTCATTGGTTTTGATTGGTTACTTGTTGATGGATTGCTTATAAAGCATCTGTGAGTAATCAGGGCAATGCTCTGTCATTGTGACAATGCGGTTATCACCTCTTACCAGCCGGGATGCAATGCGTGCGTCAATGTCAGCAAGCTCGGCCTGTGAAAGGTTGCTTGTGATAATCGTCCATTTGCCAAGCCGCCGGTTCAGTAGAGCGGATAGGTCACGGTTTGCGTGCTTCCAGTCCTTGAGGCCAATTTCATCAATCACGAGAAAATCAAGGTCAGCCATGTAATCAAGCACGCCATAATCACGCTTGGCCAAAAACTGATCGCAAACGTTTGACCAATGGAAAAGTTGTGCTGGCATTCTTTTTTTTGCTGCATTCTTTACGCGCCTTGCCCACTCGGTTTTGCCTGTGCCTGTCTGACCTAGCGAACTGAGCCACCGGGCTGGCTTGCGGGTGATAAAGTCATCGTAAAACCAGCAGTATTCCTTGGCGATTGTCATGCAGTCCGCGTGCAAATCCCATCTGTACTCCGGGAATAGTTCGCGGTAGTGCGTGTTTAGTGCCTCACGGCTTGGTGGCTCTGGTGACTTAATTGACAATGGATCGTCAAACATGTTCATTACTTGGCTTGCTTTATGCGTATTGCGATTTTCCTTTTTCATTTGTTTGTGGGTTTATTGTTGTGGTTGATGTTTTCGGGAATAGCCCGGTGTAGCCTGATGCAATAGATCGGTCAATTGCGTCAATCACTTCGCGCTCGGTGAACGATTCCAGCTTTTTGAGTTGTTTAGTTATCATCATGGGTGTGAGCTTCTTTTTGCGCTCTGTTCGGTAATCAATCCACTCCTTCCATGATTGAGCAAATTTTTTCGATGCGAAAGGCATCTCAATTCCCTTCTCTTTCTCTTCTATTCCCTTCCCTTCCCTTCCCTTACGCTTTATGACGTTGGTTTGCTCTGGGTTTTTATAATTAACCAACGTTGGTTTGCTCTGGGTTTTTAGCTTAGGTCGGCCGCCCTTTTTTCCGTTCGCTCTGGCCGTCTCGCGCTTGCTTGCAACCTCCTGCTCTTTGTCGATAGGGTAAAGGCTAACGATCATGTTCCCTGCCTCATCTATGTGGTAAAGATCAGAAACCAACGTTGCTTCATCCTTGGTTATTCCGCATAGCTGTTGCCACTTGCGATCATTCCATTTTGCCGCGTTTTTGATCATGCCGCCGTTCTCCTGTGAGCAACACCAGCCCATCAGGTTGAGCCAAGTTGCCCGTTCAATCGGGTCTGCTCCAAGGTAGTCCTCAGATCGCAGAGTGTCAGTGTGTATGTTTATCCAGTTCATTTTTGTGGTTTGCTTTCATTGTTTTAATTGTTGCGCCCCCTGAGGGGCTGGTTGGTTAGCTGTCAACATGATGACTAAACCTATATGCCACGCCGCCAAGCTTGAAATCCCATTTCTTGCCGTGACTCACAAAGGTGTTGTTTATCTCCTCTTGAGTGATTGGGACATAGACACCTAGAGCTATATTGACCTTCCTGCAAGGTGTTTGCAGGTGTTTGTAGCCATGCTCGTCTGACTGGTCGTCTATATGGTCGAAGCTATCCTTGATGCTGTATGGCTCATCCCATTCCTCGTTAATAGATGTTTCGTGAAGGTCAATGATGCTGTTCCACATCTCTGGTGTCGAATGCTTTTTGATGGTTTTGATGATCTCTTTCTCTGTCATTGTTTGTTGTGGTTTGTTGTTGTCCCTCTCGGTAAACGCATAATTACCTAAATCTTGAAATATGTAAATATGTTTTTCATCTTTTTTACAATTATTTTTCAACCTTCTCGAAATACTCCTGTATCATCCTGTCAGCAATCCTCTGTTGCATCGCGCCGCCAAGACAAAGCCTGTTCCATATCCGCAGCACTCCGCGTGTGTCCCAATCAGGTAAAGCCAGCTTAACGCACTCACAAGCCATTGTAACACATCCGGGCGTGTATATGATTCTCGGCTTGGTTTTGCATGTCGGGCATGAGCAAGCAAGCAATCGGCACGTTGTCAATTCATGCTCCAAATCATCGGCCGTCATTCCATTTCGTTGTTAATTCTTGTTTCAGCTATTTTGAAGTAATCGGGGTCAAGCTCGCACCCGATGAAGTCAAAGCCTTCCTTAAGAGCCGCCTTGCCTGTGCTACCGCTGCCCATGTATGGGTCAAGCACCGTTCCCCCTGTGGGCGTGATGAGTCGGCAGAGGTATTGCATCAGCGCGGTGGGCTTGACTGTGGGATGATTGTTGCCCTTTGGTTGCAATTTGATAATCTCCCTAAGTTCTCCACACTCACACTTCTTGCCACTACCATTTGCCTTTACCCTTAGTCCACATCTTCCGCAAGCGTTGTTGCTTAGGTTGTGCTCATTCCTTGGCTTTGTCTGAATGTCATCACAGCCCTCGTCGCGATCCTTCTTGCTCGCTTTTGCGCAATAGAAAAAGCGGGCGGCTGAGCCTTTGTCTGTGTAACTGTTCTCTGGGCTGCGTTCTCCCGCCTTGCCTAATTTTAGGCTATTGCCTGCGCCAGTAACCATCCTGTTGTCACTCTTGAGATTTGCCTTGCTAGGCTTCGTCACCGGAAACAACTCCAGAACCTCCTGCGAGCCGTCGTGGATTAGGTTGGCTGGGAAGCGACCTTGAGCGTGTCCATTTCCACCCATCGCCGCACCTTTACCGAATCCAGCTGCAGTGTCTTTCACAAGTGACTTTTTTCGACTACAATCCTCATCCGTCCCCACCCGACACCCATCAATATTTATCCCACCCGTGCCCCATTTCAGCACGTTAGTTGCCACCGTCTTTTCACTGAGTGGCTTGCGGGCTAGTGTGAAGAACTCGCAGCTTGGCTTTAGAGCAGTCCCCCAGCCGTCCCATTGCTTCGCGGCTTCGGTGGCGGGGGCGGTGATTTGCATTTTCCTATCTCCTTGGACTAAGCCCTTAAACATTTGATCTTTACCATTTGGTATGTAGGTCTTCTTGTCTTTCTCGTTCAGCTTCTTATAGCCCGTGACATCACGCTCTGCACCTGCCGCCTTGTCGATCGCCTTGCTAATGTTCAGCGACTTCGGAAACCCGCTCCCATAAATCCATGAAACCACGTCACGAATCTCAAAGCCTGCATCTTCTATATTCACAACCATTCGGTGCTGTGTCCGTGTGCCACAAGCAATGAGCGCATGACCGCCAGGCTTTAGCACCCGCATTGCCTCCTGCCATACCTCAACCTTGGGCACGTCATAGTCCCACTTCTTAGCCATAAAGCTGATGCCATATGGTGGATCTGATACGATAGCGTCAACGCTGTTGTCTGGTAATGTCTTCATCTGCTCTAGGCAGTCTCCTTGTAGTAGTTTCATTTTATAAGTTTAATTTGAGCAATCATGCCGGGCTTGATCACGTCAGCCCATTCTTTTGCCAAAGTAAGCTCCGTTACTTGGCTGTCATCTTTCCAAATCTGCAAGTCCGTGATTGCGTCCAGCACTGCCTTGGCGAGGTTGTCAAGGTCGGGCTTTTGCGTGTGTTGCACCGGTGATGTTGTTTTTAGTGCCTTGCAGTTTTTGCCAGTGCCGAAATGTGACTTTGGACGCGCAAAAAAAAAGTTAAGTGTAACGTTAAAGTTGCCATCAAGGTTCATGCCTTGATATTGCTGCAATCTTTTTTTAATTTGCCCTTTCCACTCATCGGCGGTTTTCGGGTTGTAAACTGATGCTCTGCCACCGCGTGCAAAAGCTCGCGGCCGTGGTTGTGCTTTGGGCGTGCCTGATATGTGCTTGATGATCATAGTGGTAAATTAAGCCGCCCCGGTTAAGAGGCGGCTTTTTGGGGGTTAGAACGGGATGTCATCATGCTCCTCATCTTGAGGTGCGCCTTGTGGCATTGGATGCCCTGCTTGCTGGTGCTGGTTGTCATCGTCAAGCACTTTAAAGATGGTGGCATTGCCAAGTATTGCGCCTTTGACTTTTGCCTCTCTCTCTTCTTTGCTAACGTCTTGTGTGATCATGCCGTTGTCGCCATATTCGCCAGCTTCATCATTGAGGAAAACCGTTGCGTCAAGATACGTCCCTTTTTTGCCTTGGAACAATCTTGCTTTGTCGATTTTCGTCACGTCGATTTTTAGTCTTACTATTCTTGTCATTTTTTTAGTCTGTTATTAGTTGTTGTATTTCTGTTTTTTGTGCTTGGTAGATGCCGTCAAACTCTTTCAAGCATCTCCGAAGGTTTTCTGTGTATGCGTCACGCTCAACGAGCAATTTAAACTCTTTAAAGCCGGGACAAAAGGAATAAAACCACCACCACTTGCGGCCAGTCACGGCCATGCAGCCATGCACCTGTGCCTTGTATTTGGTCGGTAATATGCCGTCACGATGGTATGCAATGTGCGTTGATGGTAATGGGCATTTAATCTCAATGCCTCCGTCATCACCGATCAATCCGTCAGGCGAGCATCCTACATCCTCGCTGATGTCTGAATTGATTATGAAACCAACTTCGTCAACTTTCTGGTCATTAAGCATCTCAAAGTCTGTGCGCGCTATTGGCTCAAGCCTGTTGCCGCGCTCCATTGCGTGGCTTGTGTGAAATGGCTCAAGGTCACCGTGTTTGTAATACTTTTCTGCAAGCATGTTGTCGATGTGCTTTTGCGTTGATGAGCCAAGAAGTGTGCAACCTGAGTTGTCATCATAGATTGTGACAATGCCCTTGTCAGTCAAACCTTTCAGCCCGGAGGCGTTCAGAAATTTGCTCTCAACGTCTCCGGCTTTTAGTTGTTCAAGCACCTCCGCTTGTTTTTTTGCTCGCGCCATTCCTGCCAGATCATCGTCAGACGGGTCTTTGCAGATCGTGGCATATTTGAGCGTCTTGCTTGATAAGATCACATCAAACTGGCTGGCGGTGAGTTTACCCTCACGCATCTCAAGCCATTCATCCGTGCCTTGGTCAAAGTCGTATGTGGTAATCATTTGATTTTTTCTGTGATGAATGAAATTAGCTTGGCCGCTTGCGGTTGTGTAAGGTCTGCCACATTGCTGTGCGCTCCACCGGATGCCCAACTGACAGCCTTGTCAACCTTGTCATCGTCAAAGCCCGATTTAGTCAGTAGCTTGTCAATGTTTGTGATTTGCGTCTTGGTCGCTGATTTCTGTGGCTTCGCAACTGGCTTTGCAACTGGCTTTGCTTTTGCCGTTGGCCGCGTTGCCGCGTTGCCGTCATCATCCTCGGATGGTAAGCCGACCGCAGATTGCAGACCGTATCGCCGGGCGTATGTTATTGCGCTTCCCATGCCTTGCGGGTCGTTCTTGGCACATGTCAGCAAGCACGGGTGGCTGATCCATTCGCCACTGCTGTGCATTATTATGGTGTCAACCCCTGCTCGGTTTTCCTCTGTAATAGGGAATTGCATGAAGCTTAGCCCATTATCCGCAAATGGCTCACGGATGCAGTTGATGACTTCTTCAAGGTTGGCGTATGCCGATTGGAAGAACGGGTTTTTTGCCGTTTTTTTTGCGCCGCTCATCTGAGCTTGCGCTTTGTTCAACGCTGTTGCGAGCGAACTAATTTCTTTACTTTTTTTCATTGTTTTTGTGGTGTTGTTTTCTTTCGATGTAGTCTGTTATTTTACTCCAGACATAGATTGATGCAAATAGGCTGGCAGTGTATAGCACTAATGCAAGCCATATATAAATGATGTTCATTTGTTTTTGTTTGTGTATTTTACGCCTACGTGGTTGCCTTTGTGGTTTCCGTAGTGGTTGCCTTCGTGGTTTCCTGTGTGGTCACCTTCGTGGTCGCCTTCGTGGTAGCCTTTGTGGACGCCGACTTGGTCACCTTCGTGGTCGCCGTAGTGGTTGCCTTCGTGGTTTCCAGTGTGGTAGCCGTAGTGGTTGCCTTCGTGGTCTCCTTTGTGGTCGCCGTAATGGTAGCCAACGTGGTTTCCATCGTGGACGCCAATGTGGTCACCGATGTGGTGGCCGTGGTGGTTTCCTTCGTGGTGGCCGTGGTGGTCGCCAATTAGGTCAGCTTTCAACTTTGTTACGACCAGTTTGCCTTCTTTATCATATCCAAATGATATGATCTCTAATATCTCTTTTAGTGTTAGTTTTTTCATGCTTCTAGTTGTTTGGTGTTTAGTTTTGGTTCTTAATCTCCCAATTGATTTTAATGATCTCGTTGAGTGCTTTGAGTTGCGCCCTTTGGATCTGTTCTATTGTGTCAATTTTAGCCATTCTGTTGCGGAGTTGTTCCGAGGCCTTCATAATCCTGCGAACGTAAAACGGAAGCAGGAATGTGACAAATAAATAAATGATGCCAAATACCAATGTAAGTGACCCGACGATTATTGTGGTGATGTCCATGTTGTTGTTTTGTGTTGGTGGTTGTTATCTCCCAGCGATTAATAGGCCGATGATGTTTGTGATTATAAAAAAGGAAATGCAGCATATCACCATTGTGCGTGATTTGTCCTCAGTCCTTGCTTCGATTATGCGGTTTACGCGGTAACGCCTTCTCCACTCTCTCATTTTACATCCCCTCCCATTGCTGTGGCGGCCTCAGCACACATGCGTGCTTGCACCTCCATGACGCGTATTTCGTCAACCGTGCCATCGTCAAGTGTGTATAGGCTGTCAACGGCATCGCGTAGGCTGTCGAAATATTGCCAGCATTCCCATTCGCCCTTATCATTGAGCCATGCCGTCTTGTAGCAGAACTCGTTCACGATTGCATCCTCACCAAAGTCAGCGGTCATGCTGACTATACGGTTTCTTATTGTGTGCGAACTAAGCTCGCATATTTCGTTTGTTATCATAGTTTTGTAAATTAAAATCTTGATTCGTAATCAAGAGCCGCCTGAAAGTCATTGATTACAGCATTAGGCTTGATTCCTACAATCTTGCCGTCATCATCAATGATTGTATCGTCAAGGTGATACAATGCGCCATCATGTATTATCATGTTGTATAAATATGACAACGACATGTGATGTATGCTTATAAATTTTATTGCATCTTTTTCGTCATCAAATTCATACCATTCATTGAATGGTGACGATCCAGAGGTTGCGGCATAATATAACTTAGAATCATCTGACTGATACCAGCTTGGCTTTTGTACTTGTTTTGCGTATTTCATAGTTTGTAGTAGTTTTCATTTCGGCTTGGGGTTATTCCCTCGCGCTGAAAATAGAATTACACGCAAACTTGAAAAGTGTAAACAATTAAATCAAACTTTTTTCAAAGCTGATGTTTGGCAAGCAATCAACTATGCGTTGCCATTAGTAACCACGCCCCAAATGGTGGTTATGATAAGCCCGATTACAAGCCACATTAGCTTGATTAGATTACGGCACGTGCGCGAACTGTTCTCGACCTGCGGGATCATCTTCTCATGCTCAATGCGCATTTTTTTGACTTCTTTCACCGTCTGCAAAATCTGCACCATCAGTGACTTCTCAGGGTTGCCAACCGTGCCAAACAATGCGTCATGAACTCGGTCAACCTTTTCGCTTGTATCATCTTTACCCATTATGCAAGCCCGTTTAGTTGTTCAAGACGCTCAACCCTTTGCTCAAGTGTCATTTTGGTATCACCCGCTGGCATATTGGCTTCAACCAATTGCAAAAACCACTCTTTGCTTACTCTGAGACCGGGACATGTTTTGCTTGTCTTTGGGTCATCACGATGAAATTTTACGGTGCGGATTGATACAGGTAGCTGCATTTTATCAAGGATGATTGCGGTTGCCTTCGCTGTCATTGTCCAGCAAGCAAGCCCGCGCCCGGTCAGCGGATCGTCATGGTTGTCATAATCGCCTAGCGTCTCTATCCCGATTGAGTTTGCATTGAATGATTTTGCGTGGATGCCTCGCCGCCAGAGCGATGACATTCCTAGGATATTATTATCTGAGGTGAACAGGTGCGGGCCAGCATCCCATTCTTTTTCAATCTTGTAATAAGATTCAATGTTGCCGATGTGGGTAGTGGTGAGTCCATTCGGCCGCTGTGCAAGATTAGGCAAGGCCGTGTGATGCACGGTTACAGAGTTTGCCCATGAGAGATTAACGGATTGCAGATATTCCGCAAACGTTTCTGCGCTCCATTTTTTACCGACAAGCTCGAATCCCATAATTCGCTAAATGTTAAAAGCTGGCGGTGCTATGAAGGACACCACAAATGCCCACGCGGTCGTTGCCGATACCGCACACCGCCAACAAAATGTTATTTCTGAGCATCAACTAAAGGCAGGAAAATTGCGCCGTCAGGAGTGGCAGTGATGCCGTCCTTGCTAACGCGGATGTTCCAAGCTGTGCCGCATGATGCGACCAGTGCTGATGCTAGTGCTATGATAATATATTTTTTCATGCTTTGAATGAATTGTTACGTTTGCCATCGTCGAGTATGTCACCAGCCACAACGATGATTTCTTTTAGTCCAAGTAGTGCTACGAGTGCAATGCTTGCGATAGTTTGCCAGCTTGATGGCAGAGCATCAAGATTGATTGCAGTGGCCACAGTTGATACAATTGCAGCTGTCCCAACTAAGGCCCTGAGTATGTTTCGTTTGTTCATTTTTCTGTTTGTTTTTTTTGTTAGTTAAATGTTGATGCAAGAATAAGCAGGTCATCGACCTTTTCCTGCGACCAGCCAAGATAGGTTACCGCACCTACAAAAAGTGCGTTGTCAGATTTGAACTCAGAAGCATGTTCCCACCCGTCTTTAATGTTGGGGTCATCTGAGCCATTGACCAGTGCATCAACTGCCGCTCTATCTTCTGGCGATACGTTGAGTGCTTGTCTGAGCTGGTAGTTTGTCACAGACTTAGGCACAACTGGTGCAACCGCAGGAAATGGTTCTGGTTCGGGGAATACATGACCCTCAACTGGCGATAGTCCCATGGCGGCTAGAAACTCCGCTTGAGAGTCATAGAGATCAATGTCAGCCTCACGTCCTGCTGGGATGTGAACCCGTGCTGGATCAATCTCGGTGACTGTGTAGCGGGTGTGATTGACGGTGACGTAATCTCCGTCCTTGTCTTCTTTAGTTGTGTAATATTTTTGCATAGCGTGTGTTAGGTATGAGTTCGTGATCGTGTTGGGCTAGGTATTTAGCCACTGAGGGATAATGTGCGTCGTGGACAAGAAGACAGCCACCAGCGCGGAGCATGGAGAGTGCTTTGTCGCAGTCGTTCTTGGTGTGTTCGTAGTCATGGTTTGCATCGACTACCACAAGATCACATGGAGGAATGACTGACGGATCAAACGTCATGGAGTCTTCCGTGAGTTGAGTGATGTTATCAAACTTGTGGAACTTGTAAAAATGCCCAAGGTCTTTGTTCGGTTGGATTTCAAGGTGCAGACCTTCACCACCGTTAGGTAGATCGAGAGTCCATACGTGGTCGGCAACTTCGGCAAGGCAAGCAGTGGTGAAACCATGGTAGGTTCCAAACTCAAAGACGTTGCCCGTCTCCCGAAACTCTACAGCCTGTGACGCTGCAAAGTCACGTTCGACCTGCTTACCTGTGTTATTGTAATTAGCGCATTTCATATTAACTATTTAACCAGATGTATCCCTTGTCATCGCCCGTTGCGAGCCATGTTTCAAACTCTGCGGAACCTATGTTGCCGCCGTATGCGATAAGCCCCGTTGCGGTTGTGGCGAGGGAATCTACAAACGCGATCAATGCCGCTTCGGTCAGGTCGTTGTCACCGATGTCGGAGCCTAATGCTCCATACATCGCAAAGCTAAGGTCAACGCCCGTTGCTAGGAGAGAGGTCAAGGAGTTGTTGGAGCAATACAGATAGGTTAATGCCGTCAAACCCGAAACATCGAGTGAGGTCAAGGAGTTGTTGTGGCAATACAGAGTGGTCAATGCCGTAAAGCCCGAGACATCGAGTGAGGTCAAGGAGTTTTCGTGGCAATACAGAGTGGTCAATGCCGTTAGTCCCGATACATCGAGCGAGGTCAGGGAGTTGTTGGAGCAAGACAGATAGGTCAATGCCGTCAAGCCCGAAGCATCAAGTGAGGTCAAGGAGTTTTCGTAGCAATACAGAGTGGTCAATGCCGTCAAACCCGAAACATCGAGTGAGGTCAAGGAGTTGTTGTTGCAATACAGAGTGGTCAATGCCGTCAAACCCGAAACATCAAGTGAGGTCAAGGAGTTGTTGTAGCAAAACAGAAGGGTCAACTCCCCTTTCTTGCCGCTAGAGGCACTGGTAGCACTCCAAATGTAAATTTCCGTGGGGGCACCGCCATTGTGTGGGATGGATAGATTAAGGCTGGTATCTGCCGCAATGGCTCCATAGACAGGTGCGCCTCCGTCCACTGAGTAACAGATGCCCGTAGCCGACTCCGTGCCATCATGTTTTACCGTGACGGATAAGTTGCTGGTCTTTGTGCTGACCATTCTGACGATACCTGCTGGGTTCCCTGCTAGAATGTCTTGCTTGAGGTTGAGCGCGGTTTGCGTGGCTGTTGAAACTGGCTTATTAGCATCGCTGGTGTTGTCTACGTTACTAAGTCCAACCTGTGCGGCCGTGACGCTGTGAGGGTTGGCGGTGTCGCTTGTGTGTGATGTTAAGTCAGCATCATTTGCTTTGTCATCAAGAGCGGCTTGCGTTGCAGTCGAAATCGGTTTGTCGGCATCGCTGGTGTTGTCTACTGATCCGAGTCCGACCTGTGCCGCTGTGACGCTGTGCGGATTACTTGTGTTGCTGGTGTGAGACGTTAAATCCGCGTCATCTGCCTTGAGATCGAGTGCAGTTTGTGTTGCGGTCGAAATCGGTTTGTCAGCATCGCTGGTGTTGTCCGCGTTGCCAAGCCCGATTTGCGTGGCTGTAACGCTGTGCGGGTTGCTTGTGTCGCTTGTGTGTGAAGTTAATGATGCTGCTGATGCTTTTGCGTCAAGCGCGGTTTGCGTGGCTGTTGAAATTGGTTTGCTAACATCGCTTGTATTATCAACATTGTTGATTGACAGTGACGTTCTCCACGCACTCGCGTTAAAGTAAGCATTGCTTCCGGGATTGGTTGCAAAGTCATCAAGGATGGATTGTATCACGCGGCCGCTGTATGCACTGGCGGGCATGGTTGATTCCTCAACTGTAATGACTTCTTTTGCGACTGTTTCGCCGTCAAGTTTCACCTCAATAAAAAATGGCTCGCCTTGATCAACTACCAATGATTGCAACAGCCTTGTGCTGTCGAGTGCAACCGTTGCGCTGTGGCCGTTGGTTATTTCTGACCATGATTGCTGGAATATAGCTGGCTGGCGCACTATCTCAACAACCTGTTGCGCGTATTCCGTTGAACTGCCAGAGATTGCAACCGATGCTGTCGGTGATGATTCGGGAAATAATGATACGCTTGCACCGCTCAGTGCGGTCATTGTTCCAAGCTCGCGCCATGTGATCGTGTATTGGCCATCATTGCGCTTGTCAACGTCAACTAAACTTGCTGTGCCTGTATTCGGCCCGGTGTCGCTGTTGAGAGCGTTTAGAGCGTCTTGCACGTCTTTGGCACTAGCTCCGTATTCAATTTGCGCTGTTGTGTCTGTGCCGTCTGTAAGCGTGAACGTGCCGCTTTTTGGCTCTGATATGGTTGAGATTGCAAGTTGCACATCTGTGCTTGCACCTCCGCTTCTGCTGTCATACGTGCCGTCATTCTTGCAGAAATAAAGGTTCATGTCGTATGAACTGCCAGCGACATATGATTGTTTCAGTGCCTCTCTCTGTGGCTGGTTTATGCCAGCGACAATTGAGCGGTCAATCGGTCTTTCAGTGTTGATGAAAATGTTCGGCATGGCTCTTTTTTTATATAGTAAAGATAATTAAATGTCAATGCTAGGCTTGCTATGCGGTTTCAAGTGTGAATGAAATTGTCCTGTCTCCAAGTATTTCAAACTCCACCTTCATTCCACATGCGCCCGGCGGGAATTGGCTGCCTACGCTTAAATCGTTTGAATCTAGCGTGTAGGATGTTTCGTCAATTTCCTCATTTCTAATGGCCTCAACGTCGTTAATATAAACCGTGACCACTGAGAACGGCGTGATTTCGTCGCCTATCGTGATATTTATCTTATTATAACAGCAAATAGTGAAATACAAACCGCCCACGAAATAATCACTATCACTCACAACCCACGTTGTCACTGTATTACCCGCGCCATCTGTGCTGATTGTTTCCGTGTATGTGCCTTGGTCAATGTCTGCCTCGGTCGGAGTCCTGCCGCCCAATGATGCAAGACAACAGTGTTTGCCCGTTGTCAAAATCTTGTCTTTTGGTGAGATTAAATGTGCCATTACATTTTGATGATGTCCCACGTTGTCGGGCTTCCGCTTTCGCACACGCTGATTTCCTCAATGTCTTTAGTCACCCATGCAGGTGCAGTTCCGTTATGAGTCAGCAAGTTGATTGCATCATCACCCGGTGCGGATGGTGCGCTCAATGATACCCAATCACTTCCGTCATGATAGAGAATATCGCCCGCTGATCCGTCCGGCATTCCTGATGCTTCCGGGATGGTTAAAAATACGTTGTTGTCAGAATACAAAACGTCAAGCCGCTCGCCATTTACAAGCTGGATTTTAAGCAACGGGTTCAGCGCGTCGATGATTTCGTTTTGCTTTTTGGTGCGTGCTATACACCCGCATTTTCCGTGTTCAATCATTATGATGCCGTGATTTTTTTGATTTTCTTTTCAAGGATGTTTCCAAGCCAAGTTTTGATTGATGATTCAATGATGATTTCATCCTTGTTATCTATCATGTCAATGTAGTCAGACCTTGTTGGCACTGTTTGTTTAGTAAAAATATTTACCCCTGACGTGTATATTTCATCAAGCAACTCTGTTGGTTGGCTGTCTGTTTTATTCCAAGGCTGGAACGCTGGCGGCAATTCTATGTCATCAACGTTATTTATTACGTTACCGTCACCGTCCAAAGTCACACCGAGCAAGATATATGATGTTTCCGTTGATGCTGGTGATGCGATGTTTTGCGGGCTTCTGTTGCCGAGGTAGTGCCACAACCTTGACGGGTAAACATTAATCGGTGATGGCGGCTCAAAGTGTGATGGAGTAAGATTTTGCCACCCGGGAAAAGTGTGATTTTGAGTTCCTGTGAATTTTGTTGTTGCTTGAGGTATGTTTGCAAATCGGCGTATGAACTTTATCATGCCGCCGTCACTTGGAGCATGGCCAGTATCACCAACAAAGTAGGCTGATGAGTCAGCTGCGAATGGCAACGCAATCACTCCAGCAGCGGATGCACTCGACATTGTATCATCAAGCGCAACTTGGTTAGCCGCGTAGTCACTGGCACGCTGACTGCAAGCCATGTTGTAAACTTTTGTGGTTGTGTCTCCATCTGTTAAAAATGGGTAGGATATAAACGTGCCGCTTCCGACATTTACGTTTGCTATTGTTGGTTGGGTGTATGGTATGCTCATTTTATCCTTCGCATTCTAGTGATTTGTTAATTGCTTCCAATAGCTCAATTTGTCTGTTCAGCTTTGGTATGAATTTGTCAATTATTGCATTCTCAGGTTTCTTTGGTTTCATATCTTCACGTTTTTTCAATACGTCCTTGGCCGCTTTTTTCATTGCATCTTGATTTTTCTTTACCTCATCGCCAGCTTCTTTTTCTTTTTCAAGCTGGTCTTTTTTCTTGGCATCATTCCTTTTATCTTGTGCCTCATTCCTGCGCCTCTTGCGATCATCAGCAGCCGCTTTTGCACGTTCACGTGCGGTCATGTTTTGCTTCTTTTTTATTTCATTACGTATTTCCTCACGTTGCCTCTTTTTCTGTTCTTTGGCTCTGACTTTTTGCGCTTTGTCAAATGCGCGTTGCTCTTTGCGCGTTACAAATCCGCTTCTGTTGGCATCCGGGCCAGCCTCAACTTTGAGTATTTCTTTTGCTAGTTCTAAAGCCCTTTCATATTCACCGCCAATTTCTTGCTGAATCTGTTTTGCTCTTTGCTTGAGTATGATTTCCTCTTGTATTGCGTGAGCCAAACCATCGCGCTGGTTGATTTGTGCCTCTAGTAATTCCTTCCTGAGTGACTGATCTTTTTTAAGTTCAGCTTTTTCCTTTGCTATTTTTGCATCATCCGCAACTTTTTTAGCCGCCGCGTCAGATGCCTCGTTTGCTTTGTTTACTTCATCATCAAATTGTTTTTGTTTCTTGGCTGCGGTGTCTGCATCTTGTTTTGCTTGCCTCTTTTTTTCTGCTGTAACCTCTTTTTGCGCTTTGTTGATCTCCCTGTCTAAATCAAGAATCTCCTTTTGCGTTTCTATTTGCTCTGCTGATTCCCTTGTTGATCCGTAAATTTCATCTAGTGACGCCATTTTTTTCTGCAATTTGTCACGATTACCAATGAGGCCGGAAAGTTTTTCTTCATTAGTTATAGCATCATTCGCCGCTCGTGCCTCTGCATCGGCAAGATCTTTCTTTGCCTTTTTGATCCTAATAGACATTGCTAAGTCAGCCTGATCTTTTGCCGCTTTTTTGTTTCGCTCTTGTTGCTCTGCAATTGATTCACCTCTTGCCGCGCGTTGCATTTTTGTGGATTTTATGATTGCCTCGTTAAAAGCCTCAGACGCAACCCCAAATTCTTTTTCTGGTTCAATTCCGTAGTCACTCATTATTGCGCCAATCCTTCCTCTTTCAGTTTCTGGATCTAGCAAACTGGCGCGGTCTTTTTGACTGAACTCAACCTTATTTTCTAGCTCAAGCAAAGTGACAGCACCGCTTAGCTTATCATTAATCGCCTTTTCTTGTTCTTTTATCCTTACTTGGACATCAGATTGACCAAACAAAAACGAAAAAGCTTCCACTATTCTACCCGCAACGATGATTGTTTTTCTTTCCAACGAATCAAGTGCCTTTTCTGCTTTTGCTAATTCTGCAACGGTTGAGTCACCCATCACGGTGGCATCCTTGCCGAGGTCACGGAATGCTTGCCCGTTTTTAGCTAATAATGGAATAAGCGCAGTTGCGTCAGATGCAATTGCTTCCATGTAAAACGTCATGTCATTCTGGCTAAGGTTGGCTTTCTCTAAGCCGTCAAAATAGAGTTGCAGTGCATCCGGGCCAGATAGATTTCTGAACTGTTCCGCAGTTTGCCCAACCAGCGGAGCGATGTTTTCAAAGTAGTCTACCATTGGGCCACCTCCCGTCTGCAGGAAGTCACCTATTTTATCGCCTGTATCTTTGTAAATGTCTGCAAGCTTTTCTTGCTCAATGCCAACCGTCTGCGCAGCGTGTGCGTTGCGCTGGAAATCCTCAATACTTGTGTTTGAT